GCCAGCGTCACCAGCGTGATCCGCGAGCCTTGCAATGATTTCCATCGCCCGTGCTGGCACCAGCGTCTGCGAGTCGTCCACGGCCTGGTCGTGCTCGCAGGTGACAGACGCGAGCCGCCTGCCGTCAGTTGCCACGAGCGTGACAACGTCGCCGGCCACCTCAATGAGCACCGCACCGAGAGCGTACCGGCTGGACTCGTTGTCGGTGGCAAACACGACGCCACGGACAGCCCGCACGAACTGGTCGGCTGGCATCCGCGTGATCGGCTTGAGCGCCACGGGCTCCCACGTCGGATACTCGGCGGCATCCTCGGTCGGCAGCGTCCACGTGCCACGGCCAGCCGAGATGACGCACGAGGTGCCGTCAGGCGTCAGCGTGATCTCGTCAGCCGTCACAGATCCGAGGATCGCCTGCAGCCGGTCGCGTGGCAGCAGCACAGTCAGAGACGGGTCGGCCTCCACTTCAACGTCAATGCGGATCTCAAGGTCACTCCCAGACAGAACTCCGCCCGAAAGGAGCACGTTCTGCAGAATGGGGCGTGGGCTTTTTGTCGGTACGGCACTGGCTACCGCAGCCAACGCCTCTTTCAACGCCGGTGCTGATAGGCGTATGCCACCAGGTCTGGTCTTTCGTTCCTTCGTTGTTGTCGCCATGTCTCGTGTCCTTTCTGAGACGTATACCAACCGAAATGCCAGCCGCGAACGTCGCGGCGTGGAGTATTGAGCCGACGAAGATGAGGGCGATGTCGTTCACAGCCCGGCCTCCGTCTTTTCGATGACAGACGCCAGCTTGATGCACCTGTCCAGCGTGTGCTCAAGCGTCTTCGCTCCGAGCTCGAGCAGCTGCCGCGTGTCGTCGTCAACGTTGTCGTCCCACGCGCGATCCATCAGGGCTTGCACAACGTCAAGCGGCGCGCCGAGGTATTCAAACTCACCGCTCATGCGTCACCCCCGATCACGCGAATAGTCCGCGAGCAGCCTTCCTGCCACGTCACATGGCCTTTCTTGCGAAGCGGTTCCAAGTGGCACTTGGCAGCGTTAGGCGTCTTCCAGCCGTAGGCGTGCTGGATCTCGCGAATCGTCGGCGAGAAGCCGTGCGTGTCGATGTAGCCGCTGATCCAGTTTTTCACGTCCGTCTGACGGGGCGTAAGCGGCTGGCGTTCTGTTGTCGTTTCTGTCATGCGAGTGCCTCCTTGCTGGCTGCTAGTTTTCTACGGGTACGTTCAAGCGCCTCGGCTGCTTCTCCGGTCCACTCCTTCGGTGGAGGTGCGGCGTCGGCGAAGTCACGGCTCTTCCGGTCGTCGTTGCGGTCGTCGTATTCGCCGCCGTTGCACAGCGTCACGAACTCAGGCCCGCAGAACTGCCCAAGCGACACGGCGGTACGGAAGAACTTGCACCGGCCAAGCCGCTCAACCGCCTGCAATGCGTTCTCCAGCCATCCCGGCTCGGAAAGACGCTCGACTGCCTTCGGATGCGGGTTGACTGGTTTCCACGGTTTTCCCTTGCCTGCGTTCCAGGCTTTGCGGAGCGTCTGCCATGCCGTCTTGTCGAATCCCTCACGCGGTAGAGGAGGAAGTTCTTCTCTTCTCTTCTCTGGTAACGGTGTTAGCGTTACGGGCTGCGCCGAACCTGTAACGCTCGGAGCGTTACGGTACGTTTCAGCCCTATTTTTCCCGAGCGCACGGGCCTTTGCGGTGTCGCTGCAATGCCTGTCGAAACGCGGGAAACTCAGCCCCTCGCCTGTTTCGACAAGCCAGCCCACCCTGACAAGGGCGGCACCGTACCCGTCACGCCGAGCCAAACGATCTACCCACGCCAGATCGACCCCTTCGACCTGGCCGTCTTTGCTGTGGCGGTCGGCCCACGACCAGAGCCGGAAGAGCTTGCCAATGACGGCGTCCTCCTCCAGCCCGCACAGAGTCGCCAGACGAATGACAGCAGGGTCGTCTGCTAGGTCGTGTCGCATTTTGAGCCAGTCACCGGCCATCCGTGGCACTCCTAACTTCTGTGAATAAACTCACGCTCAACGTCAAACCCAAGCGGAGACTTCTCGACGAGTTTGAACTTCTTGGTTTTGTGATGTCGCCGAAAAGGTCGCTCGTTGAATGTGTCCGGGTGCATATCAAAACGCATGAGCTTCAAAAGCTGCTCAACAGTGATGTCTTTCCAATCCATGCCTGTCTGCTTGCCACGAATAAAGCGACCCCACTTGATCCATTCAGAATCATCTGGCGTTGTGCCGCTGATGCGAACGACAGTAACCCCAAAGTTCACCAATTCCTGACCGTGCCACTTAAGGAAAGGCATGATCATCGCGTGCTTTTTTCTGTACGTGTCTTCTTGGCTCGCAGTTAGATTTCCGCAGCGAGTCTTCCACTCGATCTCGTTGAATACTTGAAGATCGCGTGTACCAAGGCTGTCTACGCACGTCTTGTATCTGTGCCAGAAGGCATCAACGTCCGTCTGAACAAGCCCACACTCTTCTGAATACGCTGGCAGCTCGCCTGTTCTTCCCTTTTCTCTGCACCAAGCCTGAAGGGGCACGTCGCTTCCGAAAAGCCTGTCTCTTGTCATTGCTGCACTTCCTTGATGCGCTCGCTGGCGCGTGAAATGTTTGCTTCGTCAACCTCAAACGCGGCCCACTTGCGGCCAGCCTTGACGCAGGCGACGGGGGTCGTGCCACCTCCGCAAAACGGGTCCACTACAAAACCGTCTTGATCGGTAAGTAACTCAATGAAGTACCGAGCCTCTGCCTCGGATTGCTGCCATTCGTGGTGAGACTTCTCACGGCTTCCGGTTGCTACGTCATTGATAAACGTCGTCTTGTCCCCGCGAGTCTCCTTCACAAACCACAGCATTGGCTTCCAGCCGTTCACGATGCCATACTCGTTCATCCTCAGGAGCGACGGCCCGCTGTGGTAGCAAGAGCATGTCCACCAGTAGCGGAGATGCTTTGACAGATCGGCGACGGCGTCAGGAAGTTGAATCTGCCCGATGTAAGCAATCAGGCTTCCGCCAGGCCGAAGCACTCTGGCGGCGAATTCGCCAAGGCCGTCGTACAACTCGATTGCCTTCCGGTCGTACGGTGGGTCAGTGAAGATCAGATCAACCGATGCGTCGGGAATCTTTTCGCCGATCTTGCGGAAGTCGCCGAGGTAAAGGCCGTCAACGTCCTTCCGCTTGGCGATAGCGACGACCTTCTGTTCCTCGCGCTTGGCTGCCGTTTCCTGTTCCTTGAGGTCACGCACCACGCGATTGATCGAGACCTCGCCTGTGCGAAGCTTGGCAACAGTCTCAGCGTCAACCTTCCCAGCCTTCTCGGCGGCGTCGATTTTTTTGACCTTCGCAACGGTGTCGTGCGACACGCTGGCGGCCTTGGCAACTTCTTTTTTTGTGTCGATCTTCTGTTTGTCAGAAATCTGACAAACAGAATCGCCTGGTTTGCGAACTTGATTAGCCTTTGCCCTCGCCGCGATGTTTTCCTCAAGTCTGAGCGCCAACTGCGTCCTGACGTACGCCGACAAGTTGCGCCGCCCGAACTGATTGCGGATAATCCACTCTTCGGCGTGGCTGCGGTCACTGAACCGCATTTCTTCAATGTCGAACGGAAGGTCTAGACGCGTGCAAATCTCGTAGCGGTTGTGGCCGTCGAGCAGCGTGCATGGCCAATCTTCTTTAAAGTATGTGTCGCCATCGTCGCCGTCCCAGACGGTGTAGCTTCCGCCGCTGCCGTCCTCTAGCTGTTCCGTCTCGCCGTCGTCGTAATTCAAAGGCTCCTCACAGCCTTCCGGCGTCCACGTCTCGTGAACCCAAACAACAAGCGGATCTCTAGCGCCTCCGTGTTCAACAATGTTGTCTTCGAGCTGCTTGCGCTCTTCCGCAGAAAGCGGTGGAATAAGTGCGGCAAACTCGGAATCAATCTTGATGTCATCCCGTACCTGCGTCATGCGATCCTCCTTGAGTTGATTTGCCATTCCCTCTCTCCACGTCCGCTCGCACTTGTGACCACTCGTCCCGTCTCAACAATCCTGCCAGTGCGTGCAAGCTCCGCGAGTCGCTTATTAACTTGATGCCCGAGCAGTCCGCATCGAGCAGCGATGCCGCTAGCCCCAGCCGGGCCGATGGCAAGTGCGTCAAGGATGAGCCTCTGGTGTTCAGCCACTGGTGCAGTCTTCGCCGCAGCGTGCGACGTTGCCGGATCGCTGCGCCGCGCGGATGCGAAGAGCGGCAGTGCCTCGTCGGCTGGTGGCGTGATGTAGTGGGGCCGGTTCATGCCACTGCCTCCTGCTCGACAGCAAAGCCAGTCACAGCGTCTCGTGCTGCCCACTCGGAGCAGCGAAACCACTCTCCGTGAATAGCGCACGACTGCAACGATGCGTGGCAGTGCGATTCGCATGACCGCGCTGCTGACTCACTTGAAAAAAGGCGGATGTAGACAATGGAAAGCAGCGAGGCATTCCCTGTCTGAAGCTGGCTAAGACGATGTGCGGCATCCTGTGCAATGCCAATCTTAAAGTTCCCATGCCCATCGCTGATGACGTAGACGGACCACGGGATGCCGCCAGAGCAGATCGCATCAGCAACGGCAATTTGCTCTTGAGAAAGGCACCCACCGTGAACCCTTCCAAGGTGATGAGTCGTTCCGTCAACACGCACTCGTGCGTACATGCGACCGCCATGATCTGTAACTCTCACGGATGGCAGTGCGTTCTTTCTTCTTCTTCCCATCACGCATCCTTTCGTGTGTTTGCCCGGTTACGCCGGGCGCGACTGCGTCACTCTCGGAGAATGGCAAGAGCCGCAGCTGCGGGAGTTACTCGCCACCGTCTGCTTGGCGACCAATGACGCCGGAACCGTCAGCGTCTTCCGGCAATGGCGTGCCTGGCTGTTCCTCTGGTTGTGTGAATGTCGCTGCGTCCTCGAGCGTTTGCCGTCCGTAGGTGTGTGCCTGCATCAGCCTGTTGCCCCAGCGTCCGTCCCACGGCTCACGGTCAAGTGCCTCAACGCAGAGCCTCAGAGCCTTGTAGAGCCGGGTTGCCGTGCCAGAGATCTGCTCTGGCGTTGCTTCTGGAATAGGTGCTGGCTTGCCGGTAGGCAGCTTCATTCGCAGGCGATCCGAGCCTGGCAGCGGTTCCTGCTTGGCTTCCCATTGGTTCCACTCAAACGTGCTCGGCGGCCCGCCCTCGTTGATTCGCTGCCTCATGCGGGCACCTCGCTGCCAATGAGGATTTCCGCCTTCGTCACGAGCAGGCCCACGAGCTCGTCGTGCTCCGCCTGGCTGAACGTGCCGTCTGCGAGTCGCTCGGCCACCTGCTTTCGCAGTGCGTCGCAACGCTCAAGCGTCTGCGCACGACTTACGGCCAGCCGGGCCTTTTCAACCGGGCTGAACTCTGGAGCCGCTGGCGCGGGAGTCTTGAGCGGGATCACGCCGTCAAACTTGGGCCGGATTTCGACGGGCTGGCGTGGCGTCTCTGCCACGCTGTTCACTTGGTAGTCCTGCGCCTCCTCAGCTGTGATCAAGCCCCGCAGAGCGTCAGCGAATGCGTTACGCAGGGCAAAGCCTCGAGCACGCAGGGCGAGCATGCGTTCCGGGTACTGCGACCAAGGCCCAGCCTTGCCGGCGAGCCCGGCCCGCTTGGCGTCGGCCATCGAGAACCGGCTGACGGTCGGTGCTGGGTAGCCTCGCCGCTTTGCCTCGCAGACGGCGGTCAGGTTGTCGCCCTGGCCCTCGACGTATTCCTTGACGTACTCGCAGACAGGCGAGGACTGCACCAGAGCGAGAGCAGCGTCTCCCCAGATGGTCGGCCTGCCGTTGATCACGGCGATGCTCTGCAGGCTCTGCATCGGCGAGAGCCCGACTTCGCTGCCGTGCTGGATCGCCAGCATGCACGACTCTGGCTTCCCCTTGAAATCCTTCGGGGCGAACTCACTGCCAGCCACCATCTTGGAGAAGCGGAAGGCGTCGTCGAATGATTGAAGTGCCAGCCCTGTGCTGGCCCGTGTTGTGCTAATTTCCGTGCTCATTGCTGCGTCCTTTCGTGAGGGTGTTGTTAGTGAGCCGGGCGGCTCAGCGTGTCGTGGAATTCGTTGTCCTTGGCAAACTCTTCGAGCGGGTCACGCTTCGGCTGCGTGGCAATGCTCTCGACGGCAGCGGTCAGCCGCTCAAGCACCAAGAGGATCCTGTGAATCGTGCTGCCCAAGTCGCTGCTGATATCGGCAAGCGATTCGCACACGCTCTCAACGTGCCTCTTATGCATTCCGCCATCGTCTTGTGTCACGGTTCCCTCCGTGGCCTGCGGCAGTGACTTAGCCAGGTACTCGTTGGACACTTGCTCATGCACGTACCACCGGCCGTTACTTAGCTTGAACCCTGGGATTTCGGCGTTCTTAACGGCATCACTCAGCGTCTTCCACGCAACGGAGTGACCGTCGTTGTGGCGTCTATTTCTGCTGTCCCAATTCGCCAGTGGCACGAACCCCGGCGGGATAAAGTCTTCCATGCTCATTTGCTGCGTGTCCTTTCGTTTCTTCCGTGTAAAAATCCCGGCTCTGCGTCATGCTCACCGGGTGGTCAACTGCGTCCCTGCTGCTCCGGTTCCACCGGCTCCTTCCGCTGGCTAGATCCTCTGGCCTGCGGTCCTTTCTGCGTATTGACTCCCTCACCCTGACGTAGTCACTGCGAGTGACCACTGACTGGGGGAGTTTGATATTCAGCTGTCCACTACCGTTCAATCCCCTCGCCAGAACGCCCCCCCCCCCCCCCCTAGGGGTATTTTGCGTTTCGCACGTGCTAGGCGTTCAAAAAGGCAGGACATTCCCCACCGGCCACGGCCTGGGATCGACCTCGACGATGTCTCCGGCGGTCTCCACCAGCAGCTTGCCGTTGTGGTGGTCTGTGACTCGGCCGTCCTCGTAAGACCGAGGCGACCAGTCCTTCAGCCGGAAGCTGACGTAGTCGCCAACGGCGAACGTGTCGGCTGCTCGGCGTGAGCCGTAGGTCTCTGCCATGCCAGCGATCGCACCGGCGTATTCGTTTTCATGGGCCATGTGGTTTTCTCCTTCGTGTGTAGGGCGCAGTGTACGCCCGTTCATATATCAGTCAATCTACTAGACAGGGTTTCTAGTTCCATGTTTTGGGTGCCGCTAGCGTCACTTTGCGGTGAGAGCGTACCGATAGCGTTACTTCTGTCAACCAAGAAAACGCGAGAGCGTTGAAACCAGCAGATCTATCCCGCTGGCTACCGCTTGAGCAATGTCGGAATCAGTGCCGAGCTCCTGGCCGAAGCGGACCAGCACAAGCGACTGGATCAGCGTGTTGATGCGGCGTTTCATCGCGTGGCCCTCCTTGGCCGAGAGAATCCTGTGTGTGAATGTCGGCGAAGCAATTCAAGCCAACGCATGCAGCAAAGTCTTCCGATGACGTATCAGAGTTTTCTTGCCAGCGACCGCAATCTTTTGGCTGCCCAAATGCAGTTCATTATTGGGCCTTTGCCGCCAAATCCGATCCGAGAAATGCTGTCTGCTTTTTGCTCAAGGGCATGCGCCCCTGCCAAAATCGCTTTTCTTTCCTCGTCAGTCAAAACACTCTTTTTTGCAGTCTTTGCCATGTCTTTCCTTTCAGTTGCGGTAGTGCATCGCTTGATTAAATTTGAGGTTGCCAGCACGGCAAGATTGCCGTGCTGGGTTGTGTGCGTGCTCACTTTCGCAGCCCGCGATTGCTCATCTCGATTGCCCGACGCTCGCGGCTCGTTTCAGCCTTCGTCGGCCACTTGATTTCAGCAGCAACAAGGGCGGTGCGAGCGTCCGCAAGGGCGGCATCTGCGGCTTGCCAGGCGGCGAGGCTCACACCAAGTTCGGCAGTCTTCACCACCCGGAGAGCTGCTGCGTACTTGCGGCTGGCGTTGATTCGTTCGGCGTGCATGGTTTCGTCTCCGGTTCGTGTCATGCGAGTCTCAATTGCTCGCATGGCCTGATTGTATCGTTATCGTTACTTTACGCAAGAGGTCTTAAAAAAGATTTTTTAGGTGCGGTTTTCCCCGAGATTTATTGGGGTTTCCGTTTCCGGCTAGGCTTTGGTGCCGCCGGTCGCTCGTCCCGCCTGCCGACAGATCGAGTGGACATGCTGGCCTTGAGCGCCAGAACGTCGGCCCGCTTGACCAGCCAGGCCCGCTCGCCAGCCTTCCAGCCCGTGAGGCGGCTGTCCTCGGCGATCAGCAGCCGCCGAATGTAGCCCTCCGTGCAGCCGCACAGCTTCACCGCTTCGGCGACTGTGATCCACTCTTTGTCTGGCGATGCCACGGCTATCATCCTGTCAATGTATAGCTAGCGTCTCAAGTGTCAAACCTACTCGGACAACCTTGGTCCGTATTCCACAGCACGATCATCGCTTCCGAATCTTCTCTAGGTCTGTTCACTAGAAACGCTGTACACTATCAATCGTCCCGAAACGGGGCGATTGTTTTAGCGGATGGGGTCAAGTTTGAACATCTGTACACTACTCGCTACAATCGCCTCCAAACACCAAAAGAGGAGACGAGAAAATGGAACTGCGAGAGCTGCTGATTGAGCGATTTGCACCACAGAAGGACATCTGCGACAGGACTGTGCTGATGTATTTGGCGACGCTGGCACGGTTCCGAGACTTTCTCGGGCGTGAGCCGGCAGTGGATGACCTTGATGATCTCACCGTTGCCAAGTTCATCCGCTGGAGACGCACCACCAAGCACAGCAAGTGGAAAGTGGTCGGCCCGGCTTCGCTGGCGAAAGATTCCGCCCAGATCCGCACTTTGTGGAATTGGCTGGCAAAGAAACGCTGGAAGAAATCCAACGGCGATCTGATTGATTTCCCAGACTACGCCAGGCCAAGAGTCCCAAAGCCGGTGCCAAAGGCGTACAAGGCCGACGAGCTCGCCAAGCTGGTGGAGGCGGCTCGACATCGGAAGGGCGAGATCTGCGGCAAGCCGGCCGCTTGGTATTGGACGACCAAGCTGCAGGCGATGTTCCAGACTGGCGAGAGGATCGGTGCCGTGCTCGAGCTCCGCTGGTCCGAGGTGGACTTTGAGCGCCACACGCTGACGTTCTTGGCGGCCACCCGCAAAGGCCACAGGGAGACGATTACACGGCCGATCACGCCAGACCTAGCCAAGATGCTGGCAAACCACAAAGGGGCTCCAGGCGAGCGTGTGTGGCCCTGGCTGGATGATCGTGAGCCGTTGTCCATCTACCCCAGCCTGAGAGTTCTTTGCCGGACGGCAGGCGTGGATTACAAGCCGTTCCACTCCATCAGGAAAAGCACGGCAAGCTACCTGAAGCGGGCTGGGATCTCGGCAAAGAAGCAGCTGGGCCACAGCAGCGAGGAGATGGCCGAGACCCACTACTACGACGAGGAGATCACCGGGCGAGAATCCAACCTGGACTACCTGCCGCCCATTGACAAGCCGCCGGAAAAGCCCGAGGCGTGAGACGGCAGGGGCGCGCGGTGGAAAGGGAGAAACACCGCGCGCCGCTCCTGCCGCTCCGGCTCATTGCTCAAGCTCTTCCCGGTGCAGCACCAGGGCGATCGCCGCATAGCAGGCGATGTCCTTGAGCGTGTCCTCCACGCCGTCGAACTCGCAACGACCTCGGCGAAAGAACGCCTTCAGCCGGTGCATCTTGTCTGAGATCCGCAGGATGCAGCCCGCCCAGGCTGGCATGTTCACGACATCGGCGCTGCTGCGGATGTTGGAAAGTGCGTCCTCGTCTACGCCGTAGTCCATCGTCTTTCGTAGGTGCAGCTGCTTGAGCTCGTCGAGCACGTCTAGAAACTCACGCGAGCCTGGCCGGATGTCGGAAGCCGTCAGCAGGCTGTCGCCAGTGATCCTCTCGGCATAGGCGTCGGCACTGGCCTGAGCCTTCACCTTCCAGCGTTCCCATGCTTCTTCGATCGGCTGGCACTTGCCGCCGTCGCAGCAGCCGCCGGCCAGCCTGTCCTCCACTGCTGACCGCAGCTGCGAGTTGGTTTCCTCGAGGTTCGTGATCGTGCCTTGCATGCGTTTCCTTTCGATGAGAAGTCGTACCACGTCTGCCGCGAGCGAGCCTGCAGTGCCAGTCCACTGGCCCTGATAGCGGTACGCTCGCTGGCGTGCCTCGGCGAGGTAGTCGTCAGATAGGTCGTATGGCATACGTCAAGCTTTCACGCCTGCGACGTGCATCGACGACAGGCCGCCAGCCGGGTCGTAGAGAAACGTCTCCATCGCTTGCCGAGAGCCGATGAATCCGTTGACGCTATGCCAGTCGTCTGGCGGACAGAGAGCAGGTGCGGTCCTGACGATCACGCCGTCAAGCGTCTCAATCGGTCGCTGCCACTCAGCAGCCTGCGAGTGGAAGTGTCCTGTGTGCCACTCGCGATACGGACACTCGCTCCACTGACTTGAAGCCTCCAGCGCCATGATCTGCGGTAGCTTTCGTTTTGCTCTGTGGCCGTGAGCAAAGCCGAGGAGGTTCCGCCCATGCGTGAGGTACTGCCTCCCCGTAAAGTCTGGCTTGACAGACACGGACTTTGAGCCGCGAAAACGCTCCTGCATGATCCGCTGGAACGTCCACGACAGCACCTCGTCGTGGTTGCCGTTGACGATCACCACGTCGGTCGGCACCGTCTCGGCGGATTGCTGGACGATTGACAGCAGCGAGTCGCATCCGACCGCGATCATCTTCTGCAGCCTGCCGTCACGCTCTAGCGGTGTACCACTTGTGGTACTGCCGTCCGGTCGATCGTAGTGGAACAAGTCGCCGACGAAGGCAATGGTGCGTCGTGCCGGCTTGTGTGCGTTTCCGGTGGCAAGCAACTGCGTTCCTGTGTCAGCAACCAGGCGGGCAGCGATGTCAAGGTCGTAGTCATCGCCGCCGGTCGTCTTGCCCCATGCGTATTTCCCGAAGTGTGGATCGGCAATAACGAGCACCTGCCACGGTGCGTCACGTTTCGCTGCTTTGACAGACTTGGTCAAAGGCTTTCGGATGTCCTTGCGGGCAGCGTCAATCATCGCTTGCACGATCTCGCGGGCGGTCGGCCCGCCTTTCGGCTTTAGCCTGACAAACACGCGATGCAGTTCAATGCTGCCGCCGTCCCCGTTTCCGCACTCCCACTTCGTGGCTTCGCTGGCAGCGATCTCAAAGCGGCTCATGTCGGCCTCAATGTGCCGCAGCAGATCCTCGACAGTCTTGATTCGCCTTGAGGTTGAGCGAGCCTCAAGCACGTCGCCTGACTTGGACTGCGTGACTTGCTCCGCGTCGGCCCTCACGCCGGCAGCCTGGGAGATGCAAGCGGCTGCGACTTGATCGGCCACCTCGGCAATCAGGCCTTTGCGAGCCATTCGTTGACTCCTTGAGTTCCGACTGTTGCAATGCCACGCTTACGCAGCTGGGCAGAGATAAAGCGGGCCGCAGTGTTCCTTGGCACCTTGAGCTCACCGGACTTCCACGCGGCCCTGAGCTCCTCGAGCTCGGCCTGGTGCTCGGGCGCGACACGCTCGTACCACGGAGTGTTGCCGTGCACTCGAGACGGCAGCGACTCAATCACGGCTGCGACGAGGCTTCCGCTTTGGCTTTTCTTCACCATCGGCTCCCTCCTTTGGCTTTTCGCGCAGGTGTATCCACCCGTCATCGTCTGGGATGCCGCCGCCAGCCTGCTCGTCTTCGTCATCAAGATCAGGCGGCAGGATCACTGCCTCTGGCTTCGGCTGTGCTTTGGCGCGTCCCATGCCGCCAGCGTGGCAGGACTGTCAAGCGGATGCCTTGCGGGCGTTTTGGATTGCACGCCTGACCAGAAGCCTGCCAGCGGCATCAATGAACGGCAGGCCGCGCGCCTCGGCCTCAGCCCGCATGACGGCAACTACCTCTGCGATGCGATCGGGCTTGTCGCACTCATCGCATCCCCAGTCGTCCATTTGTGCGGCCTTGGCTCGGCAGGCGCACGTTGGTGTTGGCTCAATGCCAAACCGTTTCAACAGCCTTGATAGCTCAGTGCCAGGCCCAGATGCAGCAGCCTGCCTAACTCCATCGCATGCACGCAGGGCGTGCGTGTGTTTCGCAAACCGCCCGCATACTGAACAGAACGAAGAACCGTCAAGAAACTTGCATGAAGCCATGTCAGGCTCTTAGTTGTAGGAATCAATGAACGTCCAAGTAACGTTGTTTCTTGCCGCCTCAGATCGCTTCACGACAGATGCAAGAATTTCGGCTCCTGTGGCGCCTCTCTCTGCGCAAGTCTTCGACAACGCAGAAAGATCAAATGTGCCCTGATACATTTCTGTTTCCGTGTTTGATCCTGTTCCATAGCAGTAGCCAGTTCCAGAGAACCCTAGCGTATTACCAAAGAATGGAAAAGCGATGTAGTTGATGTATTGATCCTCAGCAGCGGAGTCAGTAGACGTTGCCGTAACATCTCTGAAGTTTGCAATCCCTGTCCTGTTAGCGCAAGTATCATTTGCCAGAAGACTCGTTGAATCAATTTTCCGAAAAACGCTAAAGATCGCACGCTGCTGCCCTGGATAAAACACAATGCGTGTTTCTGAAGCGTTGATTACAGCCGCGTCAGCGCCAAAGAAACGGCCGACATACTCATCAGTTCGTGGCGTTTGGAACGGAAACAGTGTTCGCGTATTGTCAAGAGTTATAGTGCCAGCAAACGTGACAGCTGGAAACCGAAGATAGCTAGCACCGTACTGCACAACGTCCTGTTGAAAGTTTGCAACGATACTGACGGTTACAAATCTAGGTCTGCATCCAGGAGCCTGGCACAGAAAGTTTTCGCCTGGGCATGCAGGAGCACCAGAACAGCAGCACGGCATGCTACCTCCACGCCTTTAAGTATGTAGCCGTGTACGTCCCAGCGATTACAGAAGTGGTCGCTGTACCGCTCGCGAAAACTGCCGTGGCTGTTCCGGTCACAAATGTTGCAGCAGCAGTTGTCAAAGTCTTCCCGACTGTGATTGTGCAACTGGATGTGTTCAAAGATGCTGATATGGCAACGTCAGTGACGTAGTTTCGAGTCTCAACACCTGCTATTGTCGTTCCAGCGCTCGTACCTGTGATGTAAGTAATTGATTGCGTGGAGCGGACAAAAACTGCTGTGGCTTCTTCAAGTGGAATGTCTATCAGATACCACTGACCGCCATCTTTTGCCACCGCGCAGTTCAATGCCGCAGGAGGGGCGGAAAACACTGGAAAGAATAAGTTTATAGCACTCAATGTATTAGGCGTGCTCGTCACATTTCTTAACGTGACCGTCTTTTCAGACCCAATAGCCCACGCACCAGTGAACGTGCAGACCCGAAAGAGTTTTGAATTCTTCAAAACCTCCACGCGGTCAAACGTGAGCGGCCTAGCTTGCGGCGCAGCCAATTCAGCAGCGCGCACGACACGCCCAATACGCTCGGCGCTCTCTCGCGTGAACTGCGTTGGCTCTTGTGGCTTGCTCATACAGTGCCGTTTGGCGGAGTGCCAAACAGATTGGCAAAATTAGTTTCTGGGCAAACCCTTCGATTGAGGATAGCCGGAGCGCCAAGCGTCTGCGCTCCGCTGCCGTCTAGGCCGACAGGGTTTGACGTTGCCACCCATTCAGAGTTTTGGAAGTCAAACACCATTGCACGGCGTTTCTCGTTACCACTCAGAAAGTTGTAGCCAACGTCTGGAAGAAGAAGATTGTGCGAAGACTGGCGGTACACAAGTGATGCCGTTGCCGAGTAGAACTGCTTGAGCGAGTTGTTGTATTCTTCCGCGACAAACGAGACTTCAACGCCAGCCACCTTGACCGTATGCGTAGGGCAACCAAGGAAGGCAGCGTTGTTGACGTAGTTCTGTGCGGCAAGCCAGTCGTTTGGCACGTTCTGGAAGTTCTTCTGTACCTTGATTCTGACCAGGCTTTCGTCGGTCATCAGGCCCGGAAAGTAGTCGTAGGCGCTGTTCGTTAGCGGTTTCTGCGTCGTGCCATCGTAGTAGTAGAGTGCAGGCACCTGCCCTGGCTGCGACTCAAAAGACCAAACGGCAGGACGTGACGTTGGAGCGTCTACGTCTGAAGGCACCACTAGGCCGTACTCTGCAATTACCTCAAGCTTGTACGGGTCATCCTCAAACCGCTCATTTACGGTGATCTTTTGCAGACCTAGGGCCGTGTGCACTGGATGGGCAGCGCCCCACGTTGAGCCGCACGTTGGAGAAAGAATGTTGTTTATGTCAGGTGGCCCGCCAGCTGTCAGCGTGTTGTCGGATAGGTTGCAGGCCCAGCGACGCCTTGCAACGCCGCCAACCTTCACCTCATTCTCAAAGGTGCGGGCAAGCTCAATGGCGCTAACGATTGTTCCAGGCATGGATCACCCTAGTTGTGCGCTACCGACAATGGCAACCGTTTGCCCAAGGTAGTTGGCGGCTGTCTTTGCTGTGCTGATCGCGATAGCGTTCAGCGCCTTTGTCTGTAGACGCGACTCAATCAGGGCAGGGTCTTGCGCATTGGCTGCAAGCCCAAGCACCAGGGCAGCGCCTTCCTGCGTGCGAACGTCTGCCGTCTGTACCGTGCGAGAGCCAAGCGTGTTGAGTTCCGTTATGCGGGCAACCTGCCTGTTGTATTCCGCTTCTTCTGCCTGCCTGCGAAGCTCGGAAAGCCTTGCCTGCTCCTGTGCTGCTGCCTGCTGCCGCTGCTGCTGGATCGAGTAGATTTCTTCCTGCTGCGCGGCGTACTGATTCTGGAATTGCTGCTGCTGCACTCCCACTTGGAGCCGCCCATCAACAATGCCCTGCTCTACCTTCTTGGCGTATTCAAGCTGCTTCAGCCGCTCAACCCCAGCCTTTGCGTCTTTTAGCCGCCCATCTTCGCGTGCCTGCTCAATAGCCAACTGCTCTGTCTGTATGCTTGCCTCTAGGGCCTGCACGTTTATGGCAGCTTCCTTCTTCCGCTTCTCTAGTGCGGCAACACCTTCAAGCTCTGCACGCTGTCGCTGGCTCAGTCCCTGATTCAGATAGTCTTCTACACGCTGTGCAGCGGCAATACGCTGGTTGAACAGATCCTGCTGGCGCGCTACCTCGCGGTCATAGGTTTCCTTGGTCAGAATGCCGTCTATCGCCTGCTCTTGAGCACGCTGGATGCCTTGCCCAAGAGCCTCGGCAGCAAGCGCACCAACGTTGCCAAACTGCTCTGCCTTGAGAATTAGATTGTCAATGCCTTTGTTCGTTGCATCAAAAGCCTTGGCAAAGCCATCGCCGAAACCTTGCTCAACGGCCTGCTGCTGGTCTTCAAGCTTTGCCTGCAGCTGGTCAAGCTGCGCGAGGCGAGCAACGGCCTCATCAGCAGCAGCGATGCTGCCAGCCTCGCGTTGCTTTTGAATCTCTTCCTGTGTCCGCCGCTGCTCGTTGAGCACAGCGCTAATGTCTTGCTCAAGCTTGGTGCGCGCGTCAGATTCCTTAAGCAACTCCTTGACGCGCGCCTTCTCGTCTTCAAGCGTTTTGTTCTGCAGATCCTGTATTTTCTTCAGTCCCTCTACCTGCTTGTCATACTCGCCCGTTGCTTTCGCTACCTCATCAGCAAGCGTAGCGGCATTTATGCGGCCATCATCAAACTGCGCGCCAAGGTCTTTCAGCTTGTCTTGGAACTTTAGCGCCGCGTCAAAGCCAGCCTGGCCGAACTTGCTTGCACCATCAATCGCCTTGTCGATCTGGCCCTGTATTCCATCCAGCGTTTTTGCTGCTTCAGAGTTGATTTGCACTTCAAGCTTCGCGCCTTCTTCAATCTTGGCAAGCTCTTCCTTGAAGGCAACGCCAGCCTTTTCTGCCTCTCTGCGGAATGTCTCTTCGTTAAACAGGCCGCGCTCAAGCTGATCCTTCAGAGCATTGATAGAGTTCTGATACTTCAGCGCGGCATCAAAGCCTGCCTGCCCAAACTTGGCAGATTCGCTGATTGCATCACCAACGTTCTTTGTGATGCTCTCAAGCGTTGTCTTGAGCGTCTTGCTTTCGGCCACAAGCTCGGCAATTGCATCGCCACCAGTTAGCTCAATGGCAGCAACAACTGGCTGCTCAATCTCTGGGACGATCCCTAGCCATTCCTCTGCAAACTGCAGCACCTTTTCAATGAACCCACCAACGCTACCAACAATGCCCTTGATTGTGTCCCAGAGGTAGGTGAATGCAGTGGAGACGGTGCCAGCGAAAGCCGTCACAACGTCGCCAACTCCAGAGAACTCCAAGAACTTGGACACTGCTTGGCCGACAACAGCAGCAGCGCGGCCAAGCGTGTCGCCGATCACTTCCGCCAGCTTGGCAAACGCAGCCTGCGCTATCGCAGCAACCCGCGATACTACGTCGCCGATCTGTGCCAACGTATCGCGGAATGCAGCCGCAAGCCCCTCAAACTTGAAAAACTCGCGGAAGCCTACCACCGCGTCATTGATGCGGCCTGCAACGCTGGTTGTTGCCTGACTGATAGCGTCTATGACACTGCTAACAAGCCGCCCCGCAGCCGCAAACGGCTCAAGCACTGTGCCATGATATTGCCTAGGGTTGCACCGAACTGCAGGAACAGATTGCCCGCCAGGCCAACGGCGCTGGTGAGAGGTGCGAATATGTCCAGCACAGAGCCGATGTTGCGGCCAAAGGTAGCTATGGCAGACGCAAGCCCATCGCTAAGGCTTTGAGTGATGCCAATGAAAGGCGTGAGCAGTTCATTGCTTACGCCAGACAGTGAAGCTCTGACAGCGTCAAACGAGTCACCAAGTGCCAGCACGCGGCCAGCGTCAACCTCCGAAAGACGGGCATTGAATCGGTTAAGCGTCTGCTCTGCTATTCCTAGATTTTGAAAGAACGGCAGCAACTCGGCGCCGCTCTTCCCAAAAATTGCAGTGGCGGCAGCTGCACGCTTTGCTGGATCTTCAATGCCCTGCAGTCGCTCGCCAATTAGCTTCAGCTGCTCTTCGCTGTTCATTCCTTCAAGGTCCGCCAGGCTTACGCCAAGGCGATCAAGTGCAGCAGTCGCTGCCTTGCTTTCTTCATCTGCGCCAGCAAGCGTTTTGAGCAACTTGGTCATTGCGCCATTGACCGTCTCAAACGCAACGCCAGACATGGTGGCCGCTTGCTCAAGCGTCTCAATGAACCCAAACGAAACGCCAAGCTTGTCGGCGGCATTCTGCAGCCTCTCCGTTTCTGCCTCTAGCGAAGACAGGCCAGAGACAACCGCAGACGCAGCAGCGCCGATAGCAGCGAGTCCAGCAGCAGCCAGCGTTGCTGGATTTACAACGCTTGATAGAGAAGTGCCAATCCCCGCAATGCCCTGCGACAACCCACCAGAGAACACGCGTGACAGCCCCTCGCCTGCACTAGCAAGGCCAGAGAGCCTGCCAGCAAAGTTGCCGATTGGCCCAGGGATGGCAGACAGGATGCCAGAGAGTTCATTAAACTTCAGCCCCACTCCATCTACGCTTTTGTCATAGCCCTTTGCAGCAGACTCAGCTTTGACAAAGGTGGCCGTCGCCTTGGATACGGCACGGTCAAACGTTTCCTGCGTGATGCGGCCAGCAGTGAGGTGTGCGGTCAGCTGCTGTACTTCGCGGTCATACAACTCCATCGGAGTCATATTTGCGGCTGTGATCCTTGCCGCGTCTGCCCTTGCCGATGCAACCTGCCGCTCTGCTTCCGCCAGCCTGTCTGACTCTCCGCTTACGTCTGCTCTGGCCCTAGCAGCCGTCTGCTCTGTGATCGCGCCAGCCTCAAGCAGCGTTTGTATTCTGGCAAGTTCTGCGGCACGCTTCTCTTCTGATGTGGCTACTGATGCCGTCAGGCTTGCACCTTCAGACAGCACAGCCTGCCGCTCTCGCTCAAGAGCGGCAAGATCATCGCTTACGCCTAGCGCTTTCTCAGTCGCGCGCGAGAACGTTTCCTGCGAAATCGCACCCATCTCAAGCAGCTCGCTCAACCTCTCAAGCTGCGCCGCTCGCTGCTCATCAACGGTTTTGTTTGCAGCAGTGACCCTGGCCCCCTCTGCAAATGCAGCCGCCGATGCGGCAGACTCTTGCGCAAGCAGCTGCATCTGCTCTGCAAACTGCTGCGCATTGATCTGGCCCGTGCGGAATGCAGAAGCCAGAAACTCAGAATCTGTGGATAGTTTCTGCTGTGCAGCAGAAACGCCAGAAGCCTCGCCAGCAAAACGCTTCAGACTCTGCTGGCTCTGGTCAACAACCTTTTGCAGTGCTTGAAGGGCGCGGTCAGCTTCCGACAGGCCAGTGGTCATGCCTGCGGCGTTAGCCGTCATCTGCATTCCCACGCCAATTACGGTTGCCATAACTTAGCCTTCAAGTGCTTTCTTGAGTTGCATCAGTTGCTCTAGCATCTGGTCTGTATGCTGCGGCGGTTTCTCAATCGGGTTGAAATCAGAAGCAGCAGGCGCCTTGCCTTTTGAGCAGTGAGGTGCCAGCATCGCGCTCACAAGCAGACCAGTTTGCCGCCAAGAATCAGGAAGTGCCTGGTAGTAGCGGGCATACGCCATCCACTCAGCAAGCTCTGCGGAATCCATCGTGCGAGACAATTCACGCACAGTCATTCCCAGATGCCCCGCCAACGCAAACATAAAGCGTCTGGTTGGCGAGACACTCAGCCTTTTCCCAGCTGCTCTACATCCTCCTCGCTCATGTTGTTGTGTTTGATTGCCTCATCAAACAGCCGCCCCATGACGGCGCCAGATTTCTTTGCAAGGCCAGCAACCTGCTCCCCAGTGAACAGCAGCACGCCCTTTTCATCACACAGCACGCGGGCCAGGTACTCTGTGCGGAAGTTCTCTACTCCGCTGTCTCGCTTGCCGATCCACATGCGCTCGTAAGCGTCTCTCTCGCCTACGCTCATAATGCGTACAAAAACGTCTCCGCCCCACTCTTTGACCTTTACCTTCTTCAGCCCAAGGTCATCCGCCTCAAGAATCTGCGCCGCTGTTAGTGCCACATCTACTCCTTCATGATTTTAAAGCTTGCGGTATAACGCGCAACATCGTTCACCTTGCCTACCATCTGCAGCGTTTGGCAAACGGCCTTTGCAGTGAAGTTCATTCCGCCACCCGTAATATCCAGCGATGCTTTTACGCCGCGCTGGGCAGGGCCAATGGCTGCAGTAGATAGGCACGCTATCTCTATACTGCCTGCGTCAACTGAATAGGTGCTGTCGCGCCCAAGCGGCAATGAGCCGCCGTTGATCACCTTGAGTTCAACAACCTCGCCAAGCGTTGCTGAGTTCCAAGTGACGGTTACGCCAGAACAGTAAGTAGCCATGACGGTTCCCCCGTCAGGCTATCGAGCCACCTTAAACGTCGCCGTACCCTTTACAACGTCGTTGGTTGCCAACGTGACGCTAGAAGAAGCAACGGTTGCGGCCTTGGACAAAAGCGAAGCGCCGCCAACATTGATGGAGATGGTGCCAGTTGAAGCGTCGGCAATGACGGTTACGCCAAGATACTCAATCACAACCTCTCGCCCCGTGTCAGTAGCGGAGCCAGAAAGCGGCCTGCTCTGCGTGAGAATGGCGTTGCCAGTTGTCAGGCCAAGGTGGGAAACGTCAATGGTATCGTCGGTGGCAGGATCGGCGAGGTTGTAGACGATGTTGGTGACGGTGTACGAAGTGCCAGCAAAGCTAAACGTTGTGCCTGATCCATCGTGCGGCGTAACAGCCATTGATTAAGTCTCCTGCCAGATGATTTGGTAAGTCTGCGTTACTTGGTAGACGGGCGGCAAATCACCTCCCGCAAGCTGTACAAAGTCGTCTGCCTCTTGATCAAGGTAGACGTGCTTCACTTCTGTATTGTTCAGAGTCCCACCGTACCCATCCAGAACCGCACGCACTTTGTCTGCAAGTTCTCTTGCCTGCTCGTAGGTAGTTGCCAGCAACTGCATTTCAAGGCTCACAGTTGGCGTGCCAATCGGGCCTGACAGCGAGTGCTGCCGCTCAATGCCGCTGCGCCGCCAGATGATGAGAGGCAAGGCCGCAGTCTGTGGGGCAAGAATCGGGAAAATGCGGCTCCCGACAATCGCGGAGACGGAAGCAGAGGCGACAAGCGCGGCACGCACAACGGCTTCTGGTGATTTCATTTCAGCCCCCAAAAAGCCTGTCTAGGATCTTCTTTTCGCGGTATGCGTTGTAGGTTGTCTGCAAGCCTCTCTTTGTTCTGCCTGCCAGTTCCATCCATGCTTTTTCAATCCTCGCAGCAAGCTGCATTCTCAGCTCAGATTCCATCTCAGGCCTTGCCTGCGCGAAAGCCGTCTTGACTGGTGCAACGCCAGTGCGGCCACCAATCGGCATCTTTCCAAGGCTTACCGTTTCGCCAGCCTTTGCAGACTTGAAGAAGGCCTTTGGTGCCTTTGGGTTTGTCACCATCTTTCCAGCGTTGCGGCCTCGCTTGGCATTGATGATCTGGAAACCACCAGCGCGCTGCGGCGTTTTGCTGCGGAATGTTGACGCGTAGCGGCTCTTTGTCTTTCGCTCTTTCGTTCCAAACTCAATAAAACCTTGGTGGTATCCGCTCTTGTCTCCGCCCCATGAGTAGCCCACCATCGCAACGGCTGTGCCGTTTTTCGGGTAAGACTTTGACTTTGTTTTGATTGACTTGCGCAGGTTGCCAGTTGGCCCCTTTGGCGTGTTTCTGCGCAACGCAGAAAGCCCTGGCTGCACTGCCCTACGCAGCGCCGCCTGAAGATGTTTTGCCGCAAGATTTTCAGGCAGTTTCTTTAGTTCCGCGCGCAGCTCTGTCATATCCGGGAAGTACATATCGACTGTCTGCGTTGATGATTTCTGCTTTGCCATCACTGCCTTTCCTCGCAGATCGCTTCATGCTCACTGCGGTTGCCATGCTCTAGCAGGCTTACGATTTCAAGCGTTCTGCCGCGCCACGCAAACCGCATCTGCTGTGTTAGTCCAGGCAGATACCGCAGCCGCACCTTGTGCGTTATGGTCGTGTCCTGCTGGCCTGATAGCAGAGCCTCGCGTGCGCTCACGCCTTCCACGCTGGCCCATACGGCAGACGAGTCAGACCAAGCCAGCACGGTTTCGCCAAGCGTGTTGGTTGAGCCGCTGGCAATCTGCACCGTGACTCGCTCGCGTAGGCTTCCTGCGTTCACTGGTAGCCGCCCCACTTCTGCGAAGACAGGAGCGAGTCAACCGCAAACTCCATTGGCTTGCTGATGCTGCCAACGTTGACTGCGGATCTGTGCTCATACCAGAAGCCAACAAGCATCAGGATTGCGTGCTTTATCGCCGCAGGCACGCTTCTGCCATCCTCGCCAAAGCCAGCCCACCAAGTGACAGTAATGGAGTTGGCATCGTCCATGTAGCTAGGCCAATCCGCTTCACGCAGCGGCCTGATTACGCCTGGCGTTGATGCACTGTCTGTGCGGTACAGGTTGGATGCCAGCACTGAAGACGCGCCAGACTCGCTGGTAAACGTCACAGAAACAGGCATTGCACGCATTGGCGGGCGCGGTAACTCAATGTCGCCAATCGGGAACCTGTCCAGCTTAATCGTCCATTGAGTCTGGATCAGCGTGCGGTCTAGGTAGATTTCCACCCACTCACGCGCGGCCGACAAAAGCGAGGCAATGTAGAAGTTGTCTTCATCACCATCTACGCGCAGGTGGGCCTTGGCTTCCGTTACGCTCACAGGCTCAACCACAGGCGGCGTTGTGCGTGTAAGGCTGCGATACTTCACGGTCTGCGCCTCCTGCGTGGCGTTGCGTCTGCAGTCTCAACTGGCCGCTCTACCGATGCTGTTTCAATCAGCGGCGCCTGCTTGTCTTCAACTGCGATCTTTCGGGCAATCCAGTCAGCGGCAAGCCCGCCTGGCACATCAACAATCTGCCCAGCACGGTAGCTTGAGTACGGGCGCAGTAGCTTCATTCTCTTCATTGCGGCACGCTCCATGCAGTTTCTGGCCTTCTGTGCTTTTCGTTGAAATCTGTGGCGTACTGAAAGACTGGCTTGCCAAGCTCACGCCCAGGCCAGCTAACCATGTACTCTCCATGCCCCACGCAGACGCGCGGAGTCACATAGACGCGATTGCCAGAGGCGCGCCAGTTGGCCCAGAAGTGAATATCTGAATCTCGCCTACCCTCGCCATAAGTGCCGTCTGGGCTGGGAGTCTCAAGAAACCAAGGCTTGGCGGCACGCTTGAGCGCGGCCGTGCTGATGATCGTCAGGCCAAAATGAGCCGTGTCTACTTCCTGCACAGGCTCTGCAAACCATGAGGCAGGAAGAGTGGTTGTGCCTGACTCTGGCGGATTGTCTAGCGTGCCAAGCAGTGTCAGCATGGGCCTGCCGTCTTCACGCTTTACCTGCAGGCCCGTCAACGCATCGCACTGAAAACTAAGCGCCATGGCAAAAAGGTGCTCAACGTCTTCACGCGTGAAGAATGAATCAAAGTCAATACAGAGCAGGTACTCTGCCTTGTCGATGAATGTTTCCATGCAGCGAGTTAGCCCCTGCGACCAGAAGGCACCCTGCTGGATGGTTGGCCTAATACCAAGCGGAGTCAGAGCCTGCGCCCAAGCAAAGAAGTTGGACATTGCCCCAAAACGCGGAGCAGAAAGGATTGCTTCTACGCGGATCTCTGCTTCCGTATCGCCAATCTTTACAAGCATTGTTGCCTTAAATCAGAGAGGGGGCGGCAACCGAACTGGATGCCGCCCCCTCAAGATTGCAGACGCGTCAAGCCTTTAGGCTCACGCACCAACCAGGGCGATCACAGGGCCAGCGACCGTGTCGCTGCCGAGCGTGTGATGGCTAATGCCAACGCGAGCAGTAGCGCGGATCACGGTTTGATCCGAAAGGAAGTTGACCTGATCGCTGCTCTGGATTTCCAGATCACGGCGGCTACCGTAGATGGACGAGTTGGCAAGGTTGCCATACAGAGCCATCACAGCGCCAGTGGAGTCAGCAGACGATGGCAGCTGATCCGTAAGCACAACAGGCGAGCCAAGGAACGTCAGGCCCATGCCAGCCGACAGGCCAACCGATCCGCCCTGGTTGAGATCCAGAGCCTGCATACAGGTGGCGAAGAAGTACGGCGAGCAGTACCACTTCGCACCCTGACGGCTGTGCTGGGGGATCTTAGCCATCATTTCCAGCAAGTTGGCCTTGGTAACCTCGTCTGGAGTGTCACCGGCAGCCGTCACAAGCGAGGCTGCGTAGGTGGCCTTGGAAGCCGCCAGCAGGCCGCCCGTGTAGGTGGTCACAAGACCAGCCACAGCAGGAGCGTTGCTCGGGTTGCCGGCCCACGCCGCCGTCTCAATCGCGTTGGACAGCGTCAGAGCCAGTTCCGCAGCGATCCAGTCAGAGATCGACACGATGGAGTCTTGCAGGAGCTCGCTTGAGAGCACCACGGCCCCGCCAACCTTCTTGGCAGTGACGCTCACCTGCGACGCGCTCGGGTCGCTCGCAGTGATCGCGGAGTTTTCCGAGATCCAGTAGCCGGTCGTCCCGCCGGTACGCTTCGGGAAGAGCACCACGTCGGACGGCATCTGCAGGTTGGTCGCATTCGCCGCGAAGGCGGAATACTGGTCAACCAGGCGGAGCACGGTGGACGACAACACGTCTGGCACGAAGTACGAACCGCTGCCGCTGGCACCGCCGAGAGCACGAGCCTCGACGCCGTGGTCAGCACACCACCGCTTTGCGTGGGTGTCGCCGCTCTTGGCCCGCAGCCACATGCCGACCTTGTAGGCATCCTCGTGCTTTTCAAACGCACGGAGCTTGCCGCTGTGCGACACGGCCTGCACTTCGACAGCCCGCTCCTCAGTCACCTCGGGAGCCGGAGCACAACGCTCGACCACCGACCGGAGGTTCTTCGCCGACTCGGCAACCGACTTCTCGAAGTCGATCTTCTTGGCGAGATCGCCAGCCCGCTTGTTCAGCTGCTCAAGCTCAAGGTCACGCTCGGCGATCTTGTCGGCATCTTCCGACTCGACAGCACGGACGGCGTCGATACGGTTGGCCAGGGTGACGGCTTCGTCTTGGAGCTTCTTCAGATTGTCCATGTGCGGTAAATCTCCTGCGGCGGAATTGCCGTGGAGTTCACCGTCGCATTAGGGGCGTGGCCCCTTGCAGAACCGCACCTCGGAATGTGTTGTTTTCACAAACGCAACGCCGCGAGCGCCACACCTCGGGCAGCGCAGATACTGCTGCCTCTCATTGCCGACAGGCCGGCTGGATCGGCAACGCAGACGCTCACCACACTGGCACCGAACGTCAGACATTTCGCAGCCTCAGTGTCCACGCAGCAGCTGCGTCACGCACCAGCGAACGCTTGGCGATCTCAGCAGGAATCTCTACGGTCTGCTGCGACTGCAACCACGCCTCATATGACCGCATGGCCACGGCAGCGGATGTGCTGGGATAGGCAGGGACTAGAACAGGCCCGACATCGTAAAGGCCAGACACCTCGCGGATCTGCCTGACGGCGTTGCCGTCCTCGCCCTGGCGGAAGCCTTCGCCGCCCTTGTCCACGGTGAACGCAAAGGACGAGCCGCGCACGTCGCGCCGAGATATGAGCTCCATCACGTCGGCACGGCTCACGGGTGGCGTCACAACGTACCGCAGCCCCTTCTCGTCACTGGACAGTTCCAGCGTCCCGCTCGACGTGCGGCCCAGCACAATGTTGCTGTCGTGGTTGAATAGTGCCACAACGTCCTGCTTGCCTCTCTGGCGGGTCAGGATCTTGTCGAAGGCTCCAGGCAGGATCTCCTCGCGGAAGCCGCCGAGATCAAGCGACAGACGGTTGTAGACGGCGGCGTATCCGACGATGGCTGCACGGCCATCGGCCCGGCTTTCCACGATCAGCTCGTTGTCGTCCTCAAACGCAAAGTCACGGCGTTCAATTTCCACTTGGCACCTCCTGAGCGGTTGTCATGTCCTCTGTGTTGTCTTCCTGCGTGCCGGCCACAGGCTCGGCTGGCATCTGCTCTGCTGCAGGCTCCTGGCCAACCTTGTCAAGCGTCGTCATGTTCAACTGAACGAAGTGCTTGTCGCCTTCTGGCCCGATCGGGTTGAGGTTCTCGAGCTCGCGGATCTCGTTGATGCTCATCCAGCCGTTCTGCAGAGCCGACACGTAGTAGGCAGATCGACTCGCGTGATCACCACGGAGCAGGCCGCTAACGCTGTGCTCGGCAAAGTACGTCTCGTCGTCCACGATCAGGTCTCGCGAGATCGCAGCTTCCCAACGCTTGAGGTGCGGCAGCAGGCAGTGCTGAACGAACTCAGTACCCTGCACTTCAATGTTGCTGTACGTGCTTCGCGTCAGGTCTTGGATCATGTGCGGAGGCACGCGGAACGCACGGCAGATCTCAATCACCTGATACTGCCGAGTCTCAAGGAACTGAGCCGCCTCGTTGCTGCCGGACAGCTCGTGAGCCTTCACGCCATTTGGCAGGACGGCAGTGCGGAACGCACGATCTGGGCCACGGTGCATCCGCTCCCACTGCTCACGCAGACGCTCAGACGCCTCGGGCGGGATCGGGTTGTCTGACTCAAGCACGATGCCGGGCCTGGCACCGTTGCCGAAGTAGGTAGACCCGTGAGCCTCAAGAGCCTGAGCCAGCCCAATAGCGTTCTGAAAAATTTTGTAGGTCGGCAGCGCCTTGATCCCGTCCTCGGTTGTAAACCGCAGAGCGAAGATCTGATCCTGAGAGTAGTAGGTGACCTTGCCGCTCGGCTCGCGGTACTTGTACCGCAGCCGGCCATCCTCAAGCCGCTCTGCCTCCATGCGAGACGAATGCAGCGGCCACAGTTCCGACACGGCACCTCGAGCACCAGGGCGGATCTCTGCGTACGACGCACCGTAGTGCAGGTACATGCCGGTCATCCAATCGCGGAACTCCTGCGCCGTCTGCCACGGGTTGGGCTGTGCGTGCAGGAGCCGATACACGGGATGCGTCGGGGCCTTCGACTTGCCGCCATTGGCCAGCCGCTCGTAGACGTGCAGCGGCAGCGAGCTCACGGCGTCCGAGATGACCCGGATGCAGGCCGTGTAGGCCGAGCACGCCATGGAGTTGTCAGCCGTGACGCGGATGCCGGACGGCGTCCGGTTGGAGCTCTCGGTCCAATCGACTCCACGGAGGTCGATCATCTTCCAGTCGTGGACGGCATTTTCACTCATAAGACGGTGATGTCCCAAGATTGTTCTGGTGCCGGTGCGGTCGATGTCGCGTGGATGCCGAGTGCCATGACCAGGGCGACGATGCCGTCAATCCGCTCGCTGCTCTTTGCCTTGCTTGGCTTGATGTTCCCGGCGTGGTCGCTCTGCACTGCCACGTTCGACGCCTGCCACGCCAGCACCGGATGCCCGCCGTGCAGCAGCTTGCCACCAACCACGGCAGCCTCAAGTGCCTTTGTCGGTGCACTCATGGAGCCGTAGCCCTGCCCAAAGCCTAGTACGTTTATGCCGTCGCCTTGCAGTTGCGTTGACAGCTGCGTGGCGTTCCAGCGGTCAATTGCCACCTGCCGGATGTTGTATTTCTTCGACAGAGCGACGATGTCGGCACGCACCTGGTCAAAGTCGGTCACGTTGCCCGGCGTGAGGTGCAGCTTGCCTTCCTTTGCCCACTGGTCGTACGGCACGCGGTCCCGCTTCACCCGGTCCCGCATGTTCTCCTCTGGAATCCAGAAGTGAGGCTCGGCCCAGAAGGTTCCGTCGTCAAGCTGAAACAGCATGCAGAAGCAGGTTGTGTCGTACGTGGTTGCGAGGTCGAGGCCGGCGAAGCACTCCCGCCCGTCGAGCATGACAGGGCATGGCTTGTCGCCCTGAGCCCAGTGAGCCATCTGCAGGAAGCGAGTATCCTGCTCGGTCCACATGTTGAGGTGGAGCCGCTTGAAGGTGTTCTCCTCAGTCGGCATGTCCTGTGCCCGCTTGCACCTGACACGCAGGTCGTCGAGCTTCACCGACACGCCGAGGTTTGGATTCGCTTTCCGCCACGTAGCCTCGGCAGTCCAATCGTCTGCGGGATCAGCAGCGTAGATCGCCGGTAGGAACGTCGGGTCTTTGATCGCACCGTCCCGCACGGCTACGGCATAACGCCAGATTTCCCAGCAGATGCTCTTGCGGTCGTAGCCTGCCGTCGTGATCGCCACGCACAGCGGCTGCCGCCTGGCTCCCGTGCTCGTGGTCATCACGTCCCAGAGTTCCCGGTCAGGCTGGGCGTGCAGCTCGTCGAAGATGATGCCGTGAGCGTTGAGGCCGTGCTTAGTGAACGCCTCGGCGGACAGAGCCTTGTACGTCGTGTGCGTGTCCTCTCGGACGATTGAGTTCCGAAAGACTCGCAGCCTGCTCCGCAACTGAGGAGACGCCTCGACGCAGACCTTCGCCATCTCGAACACGAGCCGGGCCTGGTCACGATCGGCAGCGCACGAGTAGATCTCGGCACCCGGCTCACCATCGAACATCAGCTTCAGCGCAATCCCAGCACACAGCGTGCTCTTTCCGTTCTTGCGAGGGATCGCCAGCAGGCTTGTGCGGTACTGACGCACGTCGCCGTTCATTGTGCCGAACAGCTTGCCGATGTAGTCCTTCTGCCACGGCTCGAGCAGGAACGCCTTGCCGCCTAGCTCACCCTTGCTGTGAGTCAGGTGCTTCTCAAAGAACCGCACAGCATCCTGTGCAGCCTGCGAGTCAGGCGAACATGCGGGCGTCTTCGTCGTCTTCTTGCGGGCCTTGGTCAACAGATGAGACCCTCGCCAGTGCAGATGCCGTCAGACCGAACTCGGACGCAAACTTCAGCATCTGGTTCCGTGCGTCACGCTTCCTGTTCCACGCCGGGTGATTGGACTGCCTGCCCTTATCGTCTGTGACAGTCCTGCCCTGCTCGCGCAGTTCCGTATCGGCTTGTACCATGTCTGCCAAGGCATCGCAGTACGCCGCCAACGTCTGCTGGTGGCGCGGAGACATAACCTTTGATGCCTCCAGCATTGGCACGATCCGCTGCCACTCTTTGCGGGCCATATCGCACAGCCATGCGGGAGCGGCTGGGATGCCAGCGGGCGCCTCTAATCCGCCCTTGTGCGGCCCTCTAACGCGCGAGCCGCGCAGGTTAAGGATTGCCCTAGGCGTTGGTTTGCGGCCCTTACCCACGGCCTTACCTCAACTTCCAATTACGGCCCCGCGTACCCCCAGCACACAACCGGGGTTTATTGTTTTTTGACCCTGTATGATCCGACCCACCCCTATCCGCCAGCGTGCCGCCGCTGCTCCATCACCGTCTTCCTGCCGTGGCATCTGATGCACAGCGTGCGGCAGTTCTCTAGGGTATCAAGCCCGCCTTGCGCCTTTGGTGTGATGTGGTCAACGTGAGCCTCACGCTTGTCTGCACAGACTCGCCCGCACTCCTGACATTGCCAAGCATCGCGTATCAGCACGGCCTGCCTGATCCTTGCCCACGCCTTGGAGCAGTAGCCTCGCTGGTGTGCGTTGGGCCGTGCCGTGTCGTCACGCTTGGTGCGATGCTCACGCACGCGCGGTGGCACATAGGCTGGCATCCGCTGCGGCATTAGGTTGCCTCGCGCCATGTGTAGGTTGCAGTGTCCAGCGTCCAGCCATCACCAGGGCAAGGCGGCAGGAATGCGTCTAGCTCGTCGCTGTAGGTGTAGCCAATGCCAGCGTAGTTGCCGCGTATCTTGGCGTTGTAGCTGGTTCTCAGGCACCTCTGGCCTCGTATGGCTGCATAGTGCGTCTCCCAATCGCCAGTAGTCTCGTCGTTGCCAACGATTACCTCTGTCACCACGTTCTGGTCGTCAACGAATGCGTAATGCGCCATGCCTAGCTCCAAGTGACCGTGCCAGTGCCAGCCGTGATCGTAAGCACAGAGTCAGTGCCAACCGTTGTGAGCCTTCCAGTCAGTCCAGCAGAGAGCGTTGCAATAGCCTGCGAGGCATTCCAGCGCAGGATCACAACGCCACTGCCACCGTTTGCACCAGTGCCACCACCACCACCGCCACCGCCAGTGTTTGCTGTGCCTGCCGTTGCTGTTGATCCTTGAGCGGAAGCGCCAGCACCACCGCCGCCTGCACCTCCAGCCCCAGCTGCTGCATTGCCAGACACGCCTGTTGAGTACGCACCACCACCGCCACCGCCACCGTAAGAAGTGGCTGCACCAGAAATGCTTGACAGCCTGCCTGCACCACCAGAGCCAGATGCCGTGCCTGCGACTCCATCTCCACCAATCGCAGCAGCGCCACCGCCACCGCCTGCCGCCACTGACGCAGAAGCAACACCACCCGAAAAACCCTGTGCAGTGATTACTGAGACGATGCGAGTAGTGGTGTGCGATCCGCCTCCAGACGCACCATAAGAGGCAGCGGTGAGGGTTGTGTTTCCGCTTCCTGCACCGCCTCCTAAAGCGAAAATGCTGTCAAACTGCGAGTAAGATCCAGCACCAGCAGCGGAAGACCCACCGCCTCCAACCGTGACTGTGTAAGGATTTAGAAGCGTTATGCCGAGCGTCTGCGATACAACGCCACCACCGCCACCGCCGCCGCCAGGGGCTGCAGCTGCACGGGTATTACCACCGCCACCACCGCCAACTACAAGAGCCTGCAAGGCCAGCAGCTTCCTTGCATCGGCAGTGCCACTAAACGGCCCCTGTACGGGCGTGACGCTGGTGCCGCTTAGACCATAGATGCCTTGGTTCACAGATCGGCCCCAAAGGCGGTAACGTGAGTCGCCTGTGCCACGCTGGTCGTAACGCGAATAGACCACGACGCAGACGGCAGAATCAGGTTGTTGTAGCTCGTTGATACGCGAGTCTGCTGCACGGTGCTTGATCCAGTCGCAGCCGCAACCGTCACTTCATCAAAGAGCCAATAACTTGTGCCGTCATAGAGAAAGATCCTGACGATAGCCGCCGCAGAGGTTGCCGCACACTTCACCACGATTTCTGCAATGCGGGTGCCAGTGCTTGCGCCAGTGATCAGGTTGCCGACGTTTGTAGGTGCCGTGTAGCTGCTGTCTGCAGTGGCAACAGATACCGCGCCAATGCGAGGCGTGACGGCAAAGACTGGATTAGATGCCATGATGTTTCCCTATCGGAAGTTGGCCCAAAGGTAGAGGTTTGTGGCGGGCGACTGAGAGTATGGCAGTTGATTCCAAGCAGTGGTGCCGTCGCCAATCTTCATGCGGCCTGTGTCTGACTCAATGCCAAACTCACCAGCGGCAAGCACTGGGTTGGCTGCTGCAAGCTTCACTGCCGTAGTTCGCCTGTGCTTTAGTGTGATCATGCAGCGGACACGCTCACGTTCGAGAAGTATTGGCTGCCGTTTGTTTGCTGCACGCCAATCGTGATAACGTCGCCAGAAACAACGGACACAGTGCGGGTAATGTTTATACCTGTGTTCACTGTGTGAACATTGCTGCCGTTCTTCCTGATGTATGACGGATCGTCTGCACCGTCGTCATCAGAGAAGTCATACCTCACAGTGACAGTAGCCGTGCCACTTGCTGTCCACGAATAACGACTAAGGCCGTCGGCTTCATCGTGATTGACGCCCGTTGCCCGCGTGAACGGACTGGCAGTGGTTCCCGAGCCGGTGAAGGTGCTGGTGCCATTGTTTCTGGCAATCGTCAGCAGCGAGCCAGCAGCGACAGTCAGCGCCGCCGCGTTGCTTGTGACAGTCACGGCACCGCTTGCGGAAATTAGCACGCGGTAGTTGTCTGCGTTGTTAGAGCCATTAGTGAGGCCAGTGAGCGACAGCGTTGCACTTGTTGCACCAGAGACGTTGGCATAAGAGCCAGTGCCAAGAGCCTGACGCTGCCACTGGTAAGACAGCGAGCCAGCAGGCGAGACAGATGCCGTGACAGAGAACGTGGCCGCTCCGCTGCTTGCCGTCTGGTTTGAAGGCTGCGCGCTAATCGTGATGGTGCCTACGTCAAACTCTCCGCAATCAATGGTGATGCCGTCGATTGAGCCGCCAGTGATCGCAACGTTATTGGCCGCCTGCGTTGCCATCGTGCCAAGGCCGAGGTTCGTGCGTGCGGCAGCTGCATCAGCAAGGTCAGACAGGTTGCTTGCCTTTGCGGCTTTACCGCCCAGGCTTGTGGCAATCGTCGTTGAGAACGAAGCATCGTTGCCCAAGGCCGCTGCAAGCTCGTTGAGCGTGTCCAAGGCAGCTGGAGCGGAGGCCACAAGAGACGACACAGCCGAGGCTACAAAGGCCGTCGTCGCAATCTGTGTTGAATTGGTGCCGCCTGCTGCTGTCGGCGCTGTCGGCGTGCCTGTGAGTGCTGGCGATGCTTTTGGAGCGTAGGTGCTGCTGGCAGAAGACTGCGTGAGGTAGGTGCTGCTCGCGTTGGAAATCGTCAGGTAGGTAGATGCCGCATCAGCACTTTTGAGGTACGCACCAAGCAGGCCGGAAACGTCAACCGATGAAACTGCCGTTGTGACAAAGGCAGTTGTGGCAATCTGCGTGCTGTTGGTGCCACTCGCAGCCGTTGGTGCCGTTGGCGTTCCTGTCAGGGCAGGAGATGCCTTGGTTGCATATGCACCAGGCCCGCCAATAGAAACAACGGTGGCAGATCCGCCCGTGCCTTGGCCGATGTAAAGAATCTGATCAACTTCTGAATAGGCAAGCTCACTTTGCGCCAGCGTGTTTGGTGCGCCTGATGCGCCGCCGAGCGCCCTACGCTTGATCCGTACTGTATTTGCCATCAGAAGTTTCCTGCGTCAAAAGTGATGTTCGTCTCTGGGTAGTTTCGCCATTTGCTGCTTGAGTACCGCAGCACGTCGCCGTCAGTCAGCGAAGCAATCTGTGCATCTGACAAATCGGATAGCGGCCCTCCTGCTGTTCCAGATGGCCCCTGCGGCCCAACACCGCCAGACGCAGAAGCCGTGACAACGGTGCTGCTGACGCTGGCAGAGATTTCGCCACCAGAGACAGATGCAGTGATTGGCTGCGCTGTGACGCTGGCCGAAATACTCACGGGGCTACCTCCACGGTTCCGCCGAGAGCCGTCCTTTGCACGCTCCCAGGTGCTACCCAGTCAAGCTGCCAACCGTAGGTGCCGGCGGCTAGGGCGGCTGTCTGCGTGTCTGTCAGCGACACATTGCACTTGCCTAGAGCCGCATCTGTGACACTCGCTGTCATAGCCTGCACGGTAGTCCCGCTCACCAGGCTCACCATCACTGCCGATACGGTGTAGCCCGTTAGCGTCATGCCGTCGAAATCTACAACGGCAGCAAAGTCGTTGGCCCGCTTGAAGGAAAGGTGCATCGTGCCTGGAAGCTGCGTGTATGTCGCCATCACTACTCCCATCCGCACTTTTGGTGCAGCGCCTCAATGTCAACTTTGCCCTTGCTCACCAGCGACGAAACTACCATCACGATCAAGCGGACAGCCTGAGCCGTCGCGTTCCGTGCTGTAAGGCTTTTGAAACGTCGTGCCTTTCGGAAGGCATATCGCGAGTAGACGATCTGCTCCCAGTGCTCGAGCACCAGCTTTGACTGAGCCTCGTCTGCTCCCGCACTTCTCAAGGATGCCAGAGGGCAGTGCCTTGCAGCCAGCATCGTGATCTCTGCCACCGTGCGTGCAGACGCTACGGGCCGTCGATGTGACGCAGCCCGCAGCATGAGTTGCACAGCATTGATGAGCTTTTCAAGATCCACTTTTCACGCCGCATGTTGGGCATGTCGTTCTGTGGCCATCACCATGGACGATATAGCCCTTGCCGCCGCAGTCCTTGCACACGGCAGGCTTTGGCTTGGGAGGCTCTGGCGTGGGCTCTGGAGCCTTCTCAGGTGCCGTGGTGGCGTATGCAGCCGATACTGCCGCCGAGGCTTTAGGAGCCTCACGGTCGATCTGTGCCGGATCTGCTGACAGAGCGGCGAGAACGGAGAGGATGTATTGCCACATTGTTCACCACCCTTGCCCGTGGTTGACGATTCTGTGGCCGTCAGCGTCCACGCGAGCATGGACGACGTACGCCTGATCTGACGGCGGCTGCTCCGCAAACATCATTGCCCACAGGCCGAGGCGTGCGAGACGCTGAATCAGTCGCAGGACGGGCCGCTGTGGCTCGGGCTTCACCGGCGAGTAGTCGGATGTCGCTGCCCACCAGGTGATCAGCACGGCCACCAGGCCGACGACGACGGCGGATTGAATTTCCTTCTGGGTCATCGGTCGTCGCTCCATAGCGAGTAGAGGAACATGACAACGCAGGCACCGATCACGCTACCGATCAGCCCGGCAGGAGCGTTGCCAAACGGCAGGCCGCCAGCGAGCGAGCCGATGATGCCGAGGCCGATGGTCGGCACCCAGCCGTCAGGACACTTGCCCGGCAGAATCCATTTGGCGGCGCCGCCGACGATCGCACCGAATACGAGCCAGAGAAGCAGACCCATGCGTGTCTCCTAGTTGGGTGATGGCGTGAGCCAGTTGCCGTGGTCGAGGTCGCGGTAGCGAAAGTTGATGCCGCTGATTGAGAACGAGTCGTTTCCAGATAGCATCGCGTCAACGGTCTCGCGGCTCACCCAGAACGATCCGTCAGGCTGGTCCGCCGGCCACTTTGGGCCGGAGTTCCATACCGCCCACGAGTTCATACACAAAAGACCGTCACGCTTTCCTTCGTTCTTGGCGTACCTCACGGCGATGAAGCACATGCAATGAGCCCACGAGCCAGACCGGGCAGCAAACCCATCGGCATCGCGTTGCGAGGAAAAGCCAACGCCGCTGCACACAGGCACACAAAATCCGCTTTCCAAACTTGCCGCCGCCTCGTCAAAGTTCCGCACAAGTGCCACGTTCTTGGCCGTGTTCTTGTTGGCCAGCTTGGCAAGCGAGATCCCGGCCTGCCCGCCACCGCAAAGTACGTTGCCCCACTCCTTCGCCCTAGTGGGACTGTAGGTCGTGAGATCAACACCTGGGTACTGCTGGCGAAACAGGATGCCGCCGACGCTCGGGTCTTTGCACTTGCCGGCGACCCAACGAGCAGCTGCTCCGCCGTAAGATCCGTCCGAGTAGCCTGCCTGGCTGACTGGAGGCAAACGCCCTGCCGTCCTCGAGCCTGAGTAGATTGCCTCGGTGGCAACGAGCTTCGGAGGCTCTGGCAATTCGCCTTCCGCAAAATCCACACACTGCCCGACGTAGCTCCCCATCGACCACCCAAAGCTTACGCAGTCGCCTATGCCCTGTTTCCACGGGCCGAATGGCTTGCCGTAGACCTGGCGGTGAGCACGGTCGGCAAATCGGTAGAGGAATGTGTCCTTTTGCTTGGCGTTCTTGATCACGTCTTTGGCCGCGTCAGAGAAGAGCGGCTGGTCGAGCTCGGCTAGAAACCTCGCAGTCCCTGCCGGGTCTGGCGTGTAGCCGAACCTGGCATCAATAGCGTCCGCCGTGCGGCGCGTGGCACGCTCAACGAGCGCGCCAAGGATCGCCATGACGATCACAAAGGCGACTGCAGAAACGCTCCAGCGGTTAGCGCGTGACATCGGCGGCGGCCCTCGACAGGTCACGGAGTGCTGAGACCCAAGCCGCCCGGCTCTCGGGCGTCACAGGACCGCCAGACGAGCCCACGGCGTCGTCAAGGAACCGATGGACGGCGTCCCTCACCTGTGGCTGGCGAGCACCGATGCTCTCGCCTTTGCACCGCATCTCGCGAGCGGCGATCCGCAGGTCGTCAAACGCCACACCAGTCTTCAGCCGCTGGTCATGCGAGCCGTCCCACTCAATGCAGTCGGCGAGCTCACCGCACAGAGCAGACATAGTCGCTGCATCTTCTGCGGCAGACGGGCCGACAAACTTGCCACGCAGGCTGAACGCATCCGGCGGTACAGGAGCCGGCTCAGGCTTCGGCGTGCTCGAGCTGCGAGGCATGAACGAGATGGCAGCAGCGACGACCAGGGCGAGCACAGCGACGTGCTTGCCGTCGATCGTGGGCATCTTGGCTGTGGAATACCACGCCTTGATGCTTTCGGTGATCTGCTGGCCGGCGAGAGCGTACACGGCAAACGCCACGAGGAGTGCTGTGATCACGTGGTTGACCTCACGAGCGGGATGAGAGCTTCAATAGCACCAGACGCAATCGCAAGGATCAGCGCACGCAGTGCTGGCCGAACGGCCACGAAGGCTGGATAGGTGACGACCGGAACGCATCGTCCGGCGAGCAAGTCGAACAGCACGGCCACAGCCTCAAGCACCAGCACCTTTTTCTGCGGGCCTGTGAGCGTGTTGACGCTGTCAAGCGTGCTGACTCCGAGTCGCATCAGTGCCACCATGAGCGAGCCAAACTCCTGCCACGTGATGCCGCCGGCCGCCTTGACTTTTGCCACGGCAAGGAATGCAGACACCTGCTGTCCGATGTCGCTGAACGCAGAGGCTGCGGCGAGTGGTGCGTCGGAAACAGGCATGCACGATCTCCGTGAGCTCTGATTGTCCACGCACAGGATGCGTCCTAGCAGTGATCTCCTTCGTCGTAGATGCTGAGGCCAGGCGGAACCTCGACAACCGGCAGGAAGAAGTGCTGCGTCTTGCCTACACGCCGCCGCTCCTCAGTGTCGGCGTCCCAAGTTTTCTGCACCGCCGCACAACGCTCGGCGATCTCGTCCGGCGTCGGATCTGAATACCTTGGCGGCTTGGCTCGGAGTCGCCTGTCGTTCCTGAGTGGCAGCGTCCAGACGGCACGCAGCCGGACCACCTGATCCTTGGTGATCGTGTACCGCTCGCAGAGCGTGGCAATTGGCAAGTGCTTGCACCAATCAGCACGGAACGTCTGCATGCAGATCGTCGCTGTGTTTCCCGCCATCATCAGGCTCCATCCATGACATGACCGTACGCATCGACGGATTGAGGTACATCCTCCCGCCAGTCTCCTCGGCCATTGTCCGGCAGAAGGGGACGTGCTCGCAGTCCTCGCCGCTGTAGATGCCAGCGAGGTACGCCTGCGTTCTGTAGATCGCCATCCCGCCGAAGGCCGAGCAGACCGGCACGCACGGAGATCCGACAGGAGGTATCCACTGGTGCTTCCAGCCGCCCTCGCCTGCCGTGTAGTCGTCACGGTAGCTGTTGAGCCTGAGAGCCCATGCGTCATAGTGAACCCAGCCGGGCCTCACGACAGGCTTCTGATCATCGCCCAGGCCGAGTTGCGGATACTGAGCCAGAGACACGCTGGCCATGCCGCTCGCATTCGACATCGACGCTAGGGCACCAACGCCGTGGAGCACGCCGTCGTGGCTCCATCCGCCCCACGAGTCAAAGTCGATGACGACGACCAGGTCGGATGTCAGTGCGTGCTTGAGCACCCACGACTGGCACGCAGTGCGGTACTCGGCGAGCGCCTCTGTCCGCCGGCCAGCGAACTCTGACGTGTATTGCTGCCTCCCGAGTCGGCTGTCCGAGAACGTCGCCTGGCTGTGCCTTGCCGAGAACTCCTCGAGCACGTCAGGCGTCTCGTCGTCGTTGTCGTTCGTCACGATGTGCAGCTTCCACTGCCTGCAGCTGCTCGCCAGCACCTCAAGCCGAGCAAGGTTGGACTGCAGCCACGGCGCACAGTTGCGGGCGAGGCCGACGAACGCAACGCTTGACGCCTCCCAACGACGCTGGCCGATGTCGTGCATGGCCACAAACGACTCGGCAAACTCTGGGAGCGGCGAGATAAGCTTCTCTGGAATGTTCATTTTTTCCACGCAATACCTAGGCCGTAATCGGCAGTAATGATTTCGTGCGGGCAGCTGTGCTTGATGCAGAACGCATCAAAGCACGCCAGAAGGTCTGGGTGTGCCGGATGCGTAATGTCATGGAACACAACGCAACCGCCTTGCTTTACGAGCGGCCACGTGTTTTCAAGATCCGCCATGCCGCCTTCGTATGAGTGATCGCCGTCTACAAGCACCAGGTCGAATGCCTCGGCCTTCTCGGGCATCAACGCCGGAATCGTGTCGCGGCTGTTGCCGTTGAGAAATACTCGACGGCCCTCATACCCAAGCAGGTCAAGCATCTTCTCAACGTGCCAGTGGCTGCCGCGCCCAGAGCCGCCGTAGTCTGTACCCCACAAGTCAGCGCACCAGATTGATTCAAGCGTCTCGCTTGAGTTGTCAACCACGACACGCAAGCTGTCGCCTTCTCGCGTTCCGATCTCGAGGTAGTGCCGCACGTCGTGCGACAGGCAGTACGACTGCAGGAAGCTGTATAGGCTGGCGTTACTCACTGCACCCTCACCGTAGTACGTGCTATCTCAGTGGCCAACTCAACGAGCCTCGCAGTCTCCACGATCACGAGGCTTGGCTTTCCGTTGCGTCTGTGCCATACGATCGGCACCTTCAGCCCTGCGTCATGCGTGGCCTGCTCAAGTGCCTTGTAGGCGTTGAGCGTCTCGGTGCGTTTGCATTCAACGTGAATGCCGACGCCTTCAAGCACAACGTCTGGCGAGTCTGTGCTTCCCTGATACTGCACGCCACGCCTGGCATTGCATCCAAGAAGCGTCCCCAGCTCGGCTGCTGCCTCACGCTCGCCGCGTTTGCCTTTTTGCTTGCTCATGCGTCCCATGCACGCAGCATCGCAGCCGAGTCAAGCGACTTAGTCACCTGACCATCACTCGTACGGCTGGTGGCACCCAGTGCTTCACCAGAGTGCCACTGAGCCCCAATTCCTTGATCCTACGCCGTACCCACGGCGATGGCCTCAGGGAGTTCCTGCTACAGCTTTCGTCCCACCTGCTGGGAGCCTCCGAGTCCTTGTACTTGCGCTTCACGATGTGAATCCTTTCTCATCGAGATTCCAACCAGAACACCCAGTACAAAAGTCGCACCCTGCATCACGCATCCAATCGCGATGCACACAAACTGCTCAATCGTCATGGCATTACCTCAATGCCGCGGGTGGAATTCGGCCGGCGCCTGATCCAGCCCTTCTTCTCCAAGGCCTCGAGGTGGACCACCACGCCGTTTGGGCTCCTGATCGACATCGCCTTGGCGATCTCTCGCACAGTCGGCGAGTAGAACGCCAT